ACTGATATGACAATTCAGACAACAAATAATACCACTTCATTCATTTATACTTTTGATGGCGCCGGTAATCTAACAATACCTGGCGTATATAATGGCGATGGCGGTGGATTGAGCAATATCGCTGCAGCCAATATATCAGGATTAGGTAATATCGCCACTATAAATCTAGATGGTGACGCGTCGAATGTTCTTAAAGGCGATGGCACTTGGGGAGTAGGCGGAGGTAGTGGCACACCCGGCGGTAGCAATACTCAAGTTCAATTTAATAACGCCGGGTCATTTGGTGGATCGCCGGGTGTGAAATATGATTCTTCAATCAATGAACTTTCACTTAATAATGATGGTAATTCTAATCCAGCATTCGCTATTAATGGTTCTAATACAGGGTTCCCATGTGAATTTACGGCAAGAAACACTTATTATCATGGCATATATGATAACTGGGGCCATACTGGTGCCCCGACATTTAGTTTCTGGACATATGAAAATACCACAGACTATATAAATCCATATACCTTCTTTAGAGCAAGAGGGACAGAATCATCACCATTACCTATTCAACCGAGCGATACGATTACTTCTCAATCGTTTTTAGCATACGGTGATGCAGGGAATTCTTATATACAAACAGCATCGATGACAGTGCAGGCTATTAGCAATGATGGGGCCGGTAATGTTCCAGTAGATACACGGTTTGATTCTTTTAATACTGCCTCAAGATTAACAATTAACTATCCCACTATTACAATGGATGGTAATGTAACGGCTAATAATGTTTCTGTTAATTCAGGTGGCTTTATTAAATATGCTGCGTTCGCATCAACTGATTTGACGGCGATTACCGGATCAATAGGACAGATGGCATCAGTATCAAATAACGGCGGCAAACTTGCTTATTGGGATACTGATAATTCTCGTTGGTCGTATGTGTTTGATAACTCGGCTGTATAGGAAGTAAATACATCATGGATACACAATCAATAATAAACATCGTCCTAATTATCTTCTCATCAGTCTCTGGCTGGTTTGCCCGCGAAATGTGGTCTGCCGTAAAAGAACTCAAAGCCGATCTTGCTAAGTTACGCGAAGAACTTCCCAGAGAATATGTTATGCGTGATGATTATAAATCTGATATCAAAGAGATAAAAGAAATGTTGTTAAGATTGATGGAAAAGTTAGAACATAAGCAGGACAAATGAACTTTCTAAAACATATTCTGACTGAGGCTGATGGTGTCAATTATGATGTGGTGCCTGTTCTTGGCACCGTCAGCATATTCATGGCTTTTATATTTCAGGCGTATACTGTGATACATCTGGGAACTTTTGATATATTGAACTTCTCTGCCGGTATTGGTGCTTTACTTGTGTCAATTGGTGGTGGAATGAAACTAAAGCCACCATCTACTAATGACACACAATCTTGAACCTCTTTACGAATTAATCAGAGAATTCGAAGGGCTGAAATTAATTCCCTATTATTGTCCCGCCGGCGTATTAACCGTTGGATATGGAACGACAGGTCAAGGTGTAATCGAAGGAATCGCATGGACCAAAGAACAATGCGAGGAAAGAATGAAGGCAGATGTTCAAAAGTTCGTCATCGGCACCATTGCGCTTTGTCCGATTTTAGTGACAGATGACAGAAAGTTATGCGCTATTAGCGATTTTTCATACAATCTGGGACTTGGCAATCTACAGGCGTCAACACTTCGTAAAAAGATCAACGATCAGGATTGGGCCGGCGCTAAATTAGAACTTCTGAAGTGGACCAGGGGCGGTGGAAAGATATTACCCGGTCTGGTCCGAAGAAGAATCGCAGAAGCAGAATTAATCTGATTCTTCCCATAATGAATCTATTTCTTCCCATAATGAATCGGTCGCTGCTTTTACCTTATCGTATTTTTTGTATCCCGGTTTGACTGGAGGGATCCCTCGTAATACGGCCCATAAGTTATGGACTTTCATGAATGCGTCAACTTCAGGTGTTGCTCTGATATACCATTCAGGTCTTTTTACCGGTCCAGATGTAAAACGACAGTAAGGTGGCTGAAATGTTTCGGAGTATTCTCTTAATTTCATATACTCTTTAAGACTTGCCGCTGGGTTAGTGCTTTTGTTCAGTAACTCAGTAATTCGTTTGATGTTGTAACATTTTACTTTTTCGGTCATTGTGATAATAACTCCCACATATATTCTGGAGATTTTAAAATCTCCTCTACTTTTTTACGCCAGATTTTGACTCGGCGGTGTGCCTGATCATATTCTTGATTGACAGTATCTATAATTGTTTGTCTGTCATGTCGATGCCAGCCGCGAAGTCGTGAATATACGGTTAGGGACTCGCCGTTCCACGTTTTTAATCGTCTTTTTTCATTTTGGCTATCTTTAAAGCGTTCTTCTAAAAACTTCAACAATAATTGACTTGCTTCGGCTTCTGAAAACTTTGCGGTGAGAGAATAAAGTCTTTTATCACCCGGGTCCATGTGTGGAGCGAATAAGTAACTTATCTTTCGTTTGGATAAATTACATAATTCGTCAGATGACTTATTGGCGAATACATAGATATCATCTTGCGGAAGATGATTTCGATCTGGTATGAATATGAATTTGTATTTCTTTATTTTGAATTTCATTGCTATTTCCTTTCATTCATTATCTATTTAACTAAGGGTAAAAGCAAGAAAGATGGGAAATACGCTGATTTTTTATTAGTTTCGTTTACAAGTGATAAATACAGAGCAGGCTTTTGACGGTCTGTATATCCTTTCATGTCAAACGAAGTCCCGGGCCTCGCCTCCCGGGCTTCATCTCAGGCGAGAAGATTGACAGACAAAGGGAACATAAAGGAAATGAAAATGATTAAACTACTTACTGATCTGGAAAACGCAATTGGTTTCCGGGAACACTATCGCCGCCTTGGCGATCACAATCTCTACGCAATGTGGGATGAAATAATAGATTCTATTATTGACAAAATTAATTTGGAGAATGAACATGGAACTACCTGATAAATTCAGATTGCTGTATAATTGTAAACTCAAAGACACTGGACATCGTAGACAATATGAACCAATTATTGTTTATAAAGATTTGGGACTTAATGAACGAACATGTACGGTATCTTTGGAAGAAGAAAAAATTATCGCTATTGAAATGCCCGAAAGTGAATATGAGCGTTTCGTAAAGAACTGGAATCAGTATATGACTCTGATGCTTATCAGTCAGTCAAATGCTTCGGTAAAAGATCAGTTTGAGAAACTGATGACAATTGCTACGCTATACAAATGAAAGGAAAAGCAATGAAAGAAATTTTAGAAAAGATTATTGGTAATGGCAAAGGAGAAATTGTTGATTATATAAGACAGATTCAATGTAAGATTGATCGACTTAATAACGGAACTGCCAGACGGTATGATCTTTACCAAATGCGCACCAAACTTGAAAATTGTGGCAGGATCATTTTGTCTGATGAAGATATATCTAAAGCAAAGATAAAAGTAGAGGTAGCAATAACGAAATATGAGCAAGAGGAGATGGAGCGATTGGAAATTATTTCTTATTTGGAAAAAGCGATTCGTGAATTAAGTTTAATGATTATGATTAGCAAATTATGAAAGATAAAGAACTTTTATTATTACCAGATTGGCGTTTCTGTCGTATAAAACGAGGTGACAAGAAGCCAATCGGAACTAATTGGCAAAAGAATTTGTTAACATTAGATCAGATACCAGACGAGGACAACATCGGAGTAATTTTAGGGGAGGCCAGCAATGGCCTTCTTGCCATTGATTTCGATGGTCCATGGGCATGGGAATATTGGACAGAGCATATTAAAATAGATTTCTCTATTATTAATACAATTACCTGGACAAGTAATAAGCCTGGCAGATGTCAAATGGGATTTCAAGTGCCAAAAGAAATCTGGCCTCATATGCCTACTAAATTTGCTGTTTCTGGACCAATAGGAGATGACGGCAAGAATCAACAACTTGAATTCAGATGGGGCAACTTAACAACAGGATTTCAAAGTGTGTTGCCTCCCAGCATTCATCCGGAACATCAGACTAATCCAGATATCAATTATCAATGGATTATATCACCAAGTCAATCCTCATTACAAGAAGTTCCTATAGAATTACTTGAATGGGCGTTCTCATACAAAAAACCAGAACCAGAAGTCATAATTAATCTTCCTGATCCTGATACAAGTGAT